TGACAACGTATCGCTGGGCACCCCCTTTACCCACAATTGGGAGGGTGGGGCCCAGAATCCTCGTGGAGCCAAGTTCCACGCTCGAGCAAAGACTCGAGGATTACTTCTGTGAAAACAGAAGTGTAGCCGACGTTTTTGAACGTCGCATACACCCCTCCTTTTTGGAGAGGTTCTTGGGTGCGCGTAGCGCGCCCGTGTTCCTGTCGGATTTGTGTCCGAGAGATCAACAACAAGTGTTGTTGCGAAACCTTTATATAAAGGTTTCTGAAGTCTTCAAAAGAAGACTCAGGCAGCGGTTAGACAACCGGGGCCTGAACCAGGTAAGATCCTGGTTCCACACGGCTAATGCAGCCGTGTTGGCGTACTATTGTACGTCCGACAACCCGAGCGAAGCTCAGGTTGATCGTCTAACGCGTTGGGCGTTAGAGAACTGTGCTAATAATTACGCACAGTTTCAGTCAGACTTCAAAAGTCTGAAGAAGGGCATGCGAAAATCGTTTGCCCTCACCGGCGGGATCAGTTCCTACCGGCCTAAGGCACACATGGTGCCCTATTACGACCTCTTTAAACAAAAGAAAGAGTTCGAATCGCCGAGTGATCTCGGTCGATATGTCCTAACCTGGTGCCAAACCAGGGCTACGGGCATGGCGGACCAACGCATGGTCCGCGATTCTCTTGAAAAATTCAAGAGAACGGTCCAGGAACCCTCAGAGAGGGTTACGATTCCTGAACCTTACCTCCTGGACGCGACCAGGATGGCCGTGAACACGATGGGTGTTCACGCGGTGGTTTCCGTCGGAACCACTGCTTGTCTCGAGAGCACTCGAGGCAAGGGGGGAAAGACAGCTTTCCTCCAACACACGCTCGCCAAAAAGCGTGTGTTGCGTTTCCAATATAATATGGAGACGCTCGAGCCGACAGCTATAGAGCCGCGGCCCGTGAGATCGCCGAACGACGTTCTCAGTTGGGCCGTGCAAACGGTCCTGCACCATCCCACATACGTGAGATGTGTGAGGGTCCATTCAGTCGTCGAACCCTCGAAGGCGCGCACGATCACTGTCGCGCCTTACGCCTATCAAGTGATAATGGGCGTCCTGGCACACATGTACCAGGCTACTTTACAACACAAGCATGTAAAGTCGGGACTTAAAGCGGATCGCCACTTGTGGCGGTTCGTACAAAAAGTCCTCAATCCGCAATCTGCGGAGTGGCAGCACCTACCTGAGGGTGCTACGATCTATGCTCTCAGCACAGATCTTTCTGAAGCTACGGACTTCGGAAATCTGACGGTAAGCCGTCAGATATGGCAGTTTTTGATAAAGCTGTCATCGGTCCATGAGGGATTCCCCACTGGACTGGCTGTACTGGGAAAGACCCTGTACAACGGGGCACGATTCTTTTTCGTGCCCGACCAAGCTGGAAACTACCAGCTGGTATCCAGACAAAGAGGCTGGATGATGGGAGACATGATGACAAAAGTCATACTCACCATCGCTCATGATGCGATATGCCGCATGAGCCGCCTACAAGTATACAGTCTTGTAGGCGATGATGAAATTGCGCTCAGCGCATCAATTCATCAGTTAGAGACGAACATCTCTAACCTTCAGACAATATTCAAGGTGTCTGAAGAAGACACGTACATCTCGTGTCACCTCGCATTCTACTGCGAGGAGGGGACGATAGTGCCGCAAAGGGCATCGTCCTCCAACCACGTCCAAATGAGGCGTGGCGAGGAGCTTAGTTACTTGGACTATCCAAGGTTCAGGCTCCTGCTACCTCAGATATCTGAGGTAGACGCCTACTCGATGAGCAATTCGGGCAGGTTCAGCCTCCTAGGTAAGGAGGCCCGTTGGGTTGACAATGTCAATCCCAAGGCCCGCAAGTTATTTACTCGCGCGGCGCTCTTGCAGCACATTCTTGTGCCACAGGAACCGGACTGCATAAGTCCGTATACCCCAATTGAGATTGGGGGTGATGGGGCTATGCCCCACAGCGCCAACTTTTTGGCGAGGGTGGTTGCGGACAAGAGTCGCAACCCCCGGGAAACGATGTTTAGACTCGCTTCCCTGATGGCCGGTACAACCGGTCATCGGTACGTGCGGTCTGACCGCACGGACAAGGTGGTGCACAAGCACCACCTTTACCTTCCAAAGATGGAAGGTCTGAGGGAACTGCTTCCCTCAGACTCAGTGATCAAGCCGAACACTGAGGAGGGACTCCTACTATTGAGGTCCCTAAAGGTGGACAATATCTGTACACCCGAGCGAGCGTTCTTCAAACTCGCTAAAGCGGCTTATTATAGGGCGCTTCTCCGGGGGGAGGACCCCCCGGAGCCGACGTTCTCTTTGAATAGAGAATTCGCCGGAGGACATACGGAAGAACCGTACGTCGACTTCCATGATTTCCTCGAAGCATGGAAGAATCCTGGTTTTGTGTTCCAGGATAGCTACAATTATTTTGTAGACATGGAGGCCTTAGGCCTCCACAACCCAATGCAATTGGGTTGGCGGTTTGGGCCAACGCCCCAAATCCGTTCTGGGGAATTGTTTTCCCAGTGGGTGAGGGATAACCTCACTCTGGAAGACCAAGGTCTTCCCGATGTTCTGGATAGTATCCGGAACATGCGGCCACTCCCAGATTGGGTAATGGCACGGCTCAATTTGTACATTGAGTCCGACAACTACATCATGATGCAGTTGAGAAACAGGGAAACATATCCCCGTTTTATCCTTGTCGTTACGCGCGACAAGAAGCTCTGCATACGTATGCAGAGGTGGCTTACCGCGAACGGTAAGACGTCAAATATAATCTTATTTGACCCGGCCATCTACATGATGGGCCGACTCACCGACATTGAGTCGGTGAGAGTCTTCACATGGTTTAAACCATTCGAAGGAGACGTCGAGTTCATGCTCGACCCTGGAGCTATGCTCCACGTGGACTACACTGAGTTCACGGATGGCTTCCCGAATGAGGAAGACTACTTCGATAGGCCTATCGAAGTATTGGATAGTGTACCCCGTCATCCTGACGTGGTACTCGTGCGCTTAGCGCACTCACGCGCCTAGGGCGCGGTACTCGTGCATAGCACGGGTCACACAGCTTAAACCATCAATTGGTAGCTGCGGATTCTGGGTTTTCACC